TTGACATGGTGTCTAGCCTGTCTGTTTTGTTTCTGTAGTCTGTAAGAGCGAGTTCTTGATCTTTTTGTTGGAGTTGTTTGGCTGTAGCAAACATCCCCATGATGTCGGGATTGGTTAGTTGAGGTGAGGTAGGTGATGATGATGAGCCCGACGCAGATGAGGCCCCAGGGCGTTTTCCTGCTGATAGAATAGGGTTTAATCCTGCTGCTCTCATATCGCGTGTCTGTCTTTGGTGAGCTGTATTTGCTGCTTCCATTTCCATTTGAAACATGGATTTTGAACGTTCCCATGTACGAGAGTCAGCCTCTCGTTGTTGGTATGCTCCTGCTATTTGTGATGTTGGGCCTGAACTCATCAGGCCCCCTATTGCTCCAAACATATTTTACTCCTTTCTAGAAGTGATCGATTAAGCCAGGTACTGAGTACACGGGCATTGGGCGAACACAGTTAAGTGAGAAGTAACAGTCAAGTATGAAGTGTGGCTCTGATGGTACTGCAATAACGCGATCGAGAGGTGGATCTTCTGAAATGAATGTTGAATTGAGAGTAGGTAAAGCTCCGAATTCTTGTGATAGATGCCAGATGTCTAGTGAAGTTGTGGCGTTGGAACGCATGAGTCCAGTTACTAAGGATGGTTTGTAACGATATTCTGCATAACGCTCTTGATATCCGAAGACGAGATCGTCGTTTGCTGAACCGTCAGCGTAGATTTCTTTGTTTAATACTGCTTGTTCTCCGATATGAGCGAGAGCTGGCCAGAAGTAATCGTAACGAGTACGACGTGAGAACATTCTGTTTAATCCTTGCTGATAGTTTAAGTCTGCGCGTGCTGATACGAGTCCGATAATAAGACAGTGCTCTGTGAAGCTATGGCCAAAGCCTCTGCCTGATTGTCCAGCTGTTGCGAATGCGGATAAGTTACCTTGAGGAGATGTTACGTCTGTAGAAGAAGTTTGTGGTACTGAGTGCATGTTTACGGGTGTTGTGAATCCGCCGAGATATTCTGGGCGTTGTAGACGAGCGTCTGGAGAAGTTACTCCGAAGTGAGCTTTAATTACTTCGATGTATCGAGTTCCGCCACGAGCGTCTCTTTCTAATAGTTTTTGGATTTGGAAGGCTTGACGTAGTTCGTTAATAGTTGCTGCTGTTGCATCTGATAAATCTGCAACAAAAGTTGAGATAGTTCCGTTTGCTGATGCGCCTGTATCTGCACTTCCATCTGTTGAACGTCTAATTTGTCCAATACCTGAACCTGTGCCGCCAACGTTGTTACCTGCTGTTAACCACTGACCTGAATAAGAAGTCCCTGCAATATTATGATCATATTTTATAGGTGCGTCTGTTCCTAGAGGTAGATTTACTGCATCACCTTTTTGGGGCCAAGGTAAACATGATGTAAAATAATCATGGCGTTTTCCACGTTTAAGAAGGACATAATCTGTTGAAGTATCTGGGCCATCATCTGTATCTACTACTACTCGTGTTTGTAAGTTTTGATCTCTGAACCATTCGTTCCAAATGAGATTATATGCTCTGTGAAATTTAGAGCTAACTTGAAGTGAGTTAATTTTTGTAGGTATGCCAAAGTAATCTGAAAGTGAGCCTTCAGTAAAGCCCCCTGCTCCGGGGGCTGTCATAATTGGTTCTAAGTAATCAGTTGAATCACCGGGATTGGCTTGTGCGCCGTTAAATTTTTCCCAGTTATCCCATATGAGTCGCATAGGTACGGCGAAGAAGAAGGTATCTAAGAAGATATTGTCCATTACGGGAGCAATTGGTGTTGCCATACGTGCAAACATGCTTGCACTAAGGTTGAAGGTATCGCCGGGTAGAGCTTCGTCTACGAGTATTGGAATTAAGTATCCAGAATCGAAAGTAGTTTTATATCCGTGTGAACGATTGAAGCTACTCCTTGAAATTTGTGCTTTAGGAACTTGAGAGAACGTATGTTTCATTACTGATTTTTGTTTCATTTTAATTTCTTCCTTCCATATCTGGAGCTTGTAACTGTATTGGTGGGGCTATTGTCTGATTTAGTCTAACGTAGTCTATGGCTTTTCCAAGACTGATGTGTGATTCATGAGCAAGATTTCCTGTTAAATCGTCAAAAGAGCCGATTTCGAAGAGGATGAAGTCTTCAGGATATTCGCCTATTTGTGTAGTTTTATCGTTTGCTGCTTGTTGAAATAAGCGTAAGGCTTCGCCTTTTGTTCGTGCTGTGAAAGGTCTGTTATAAAAGCCTGCTTTGCTGTCGTAGATTGTATACATTTTAGTCATTTTCGTAATTCCTTTTTAATTGATTAAATTTGTGCATTTGGCATTCCTCGCGTATTAAGCGTCTCTCGTAAGTATTATTTTCTTCGTGAGCGAGAGCTTTAAGTTTTCTCTTAGCTTTTAATCTAGCTAATTCTTCTGGGTATCCGATTTCGAATTGTCCATCGTAATACTTTGGTGGCCTTACGGCTTTTCCGTTGATAACTACGCGATCGTTATCGTAAGTATTCTTTTGGTATTTTTCTATCCAGCCTTTTCCTATTCCGGGTCTGCGCGACATCGTGACATATTCGGGCTTCCTTTCTTTGAGGATTTCTCCTGTATTGAAATCAATTTCGTTATAGTGAAGGGGAGCATCTTGTCCAGTAATTTTTTTAGTGATGTAACGCGCTACATATGCAGCGCTTTCGAATGTTACGTCTCCGACTATGCAGTGGCCTTTTCCCCATATTGATTCAAGAGTTTGTGATTTGTAATAGTTTCCGTCTTCGCGTTGTTGAATGAGTTCTCTGTCTGCAAAGTCGAAGTTGAAGATACATGCATGATAGTGAGGGCGAGAAAAGAGTTCGCCGTATTCTCCGCAGTGAAAGAAGCGGATGAGATTTGGTTCGTAAGTTTTTCTGAACCGTTTCATGAATTTTTGAAAGTCTTCGACTTGTAGAGTTCCGTCTTTCGGTAAGTGTTTGTCGTTGTATGTGAGAGTAATGAAGCAGTTGTTTTCGTAGAGTGATGCTTCGTGAACGCAGCGTATCGCCCATTGGCGTGAGCGTTCGAGTCTGCAGCCGATGCATTGGCCGCATTGTAGGTCTACGGGCATGTCGTGAAAGCCTTCTTTTGGGTTGAAGACTATGCTACGTTTATTGGTAGAGGGATTTACCGTACGTGACCGGTAACCCTTTAGAGGGTGAAAGCATGGCATGATGTTTTTGCCCTCGATTTATAATCTAGTGCCGCCGCGCATTGGATTGCCGGCGATATTTTTAATATGAGTTTTAGTTCCCTTAGAGAATTGACGTTTAGATTTACCGCGAGATACGCGTGAACGTTTTTTCATTATTTACCCCTCTTAGTACCGAAGATTTTTCTAAGTATGAGCAGAATAGTTGCTATGGCTACTTGGAATACGGTCTCTTTAGTTTCATTATCCATGTTTTTGTTTCCTTTGCAATTGTTTCGGTGAATAGTTTTTGTTTCTTTAGTGGGACGTGACACCCAAGTTTTACTTGCTTTGGTGTCAGTCCGACCAGTTACATCAAGGGAGTGTACTGGTCTGATGCAAAATCCTACGCCAAGAGGACTTGGCATGGTTTTTGCCTGTGAGTTTTATTAGGGTTTGAGTTGTTCTTTTCAGTTTTAGACTCCTGTGGCGTTGCGAAGGAGTCCTAAAATGAAAAGAGATAATTATACAAACGAAGAAAAGATTAAGTACTACGAACTTGTTCTCGTTAAGAGTGTGCGAAAGGCTGCTTTCGCTGAGAAGAGGCTGAAGAGCCTTAGAAGTTTAGTTGCTGAGCCTAAGAGAGTCTTTGCAACTAATGAAGAGATTGAAGCTTTAAGAAAGCTTTTGATGAAGGGAGAGGGCTAAAGCCCTGCTAGCGCCCTACGGTTGCTGAATCCGGAGCGAAGCTCCGGATTGTGATTTGAAGAAGCGTGAGGGCCCTTGTGGGGCCCTTTGTGAGTGTTTTGTTCCGGTTATGTTTTATCGTTTGAATCGTTTTTTGGTATTTCCGGAATGATTGGCTCTGGCTTAGGAATAGCTAAACCGAGCTTGATTGCTTCTTCGAGGTTGTTTTCGTCATCCATGAAGGATACGAATTGTGTGGGATCGTTTTGGAAACGTTCCCTAGTAAGAGCTGGAAGCTCTGAGAATAGCTGCTCTGCACGACGAACGTGCTCTAGGCAGCTTTGATAGTCGCCGATCTGAGATACGTCTCCGAAGGTTGGTATGGCGTTAGTGATGTGAGTTATTACGCCTGTTTTTTTATATTTACGCATGATGTTATTAATATCTGATGCGTTTTGTTGAGAGATGTCTGTGAGTGTAGGGTCTTTGCACTCTAGTTTGATTTTTTTATGGCCTTTGTATTTTGAAATGAATTCCATTTTGTACTCCTATTTTTTTGGGGCTGCTTTGAACATATCTAGTGGATTGATAATTGATTTAAGTTGGTGAATTGCTTGTATGAGGTTATTGTTTTGCATTTTTCCGCGAAGGTGAGCTGCTCCTGCTTGTTCTTTACTTGCGGGCATATTCCATTGTTTTTCTGCTTGATCAAGTTTTCTAATCTCATTGTTGATATTTGAGCCTTTAGAGTCATTGAGAGTTTTTAGAGCCTGAGCTCCTGAAAGTTTGGTGTCTGCTACCGCTTTGCCTTGTTCAACAATTGCTTTGTTTTTGAGTTCTTGATTAAGTTCTTGCTGAGTTTTTTGCGTATTAACTGATTCTGCTGTTGCAAGTGCGTTTACGTCTACGGTTTTTTGGTTTTGCTTTATTTTGTCTAGTGAAGCACCTGTTGATGCGAGTCCTGACATTTTGTCGGGTGTCCAGAAGGGTTCCGATTTATGTACATTTCCACTAGGTACTGATGAACCTGACA